AAGTTCTCTTGGGCCTTGTTGAGGAAGTGCAGAATGTCGTCGGTGTCAGCCACTGGCCCCCGGTCCTGTTGATGGAGTTCTGACTGGAAGGCCCGGACCAGATCTGTCGATGTCATTTACTCTCTCTTAGCGGGTTGAGGAAGGTCGCTTCTGAGGATCTGCACGGTGTGGTTGACGAGATCCTGATGGGTTGTTTCAGGGAGGTCGGAGTCTACTCTCCCATCGCTGTTGGAAATGGTAAATTCTACGCGACCATCGGTGGTGGCCAAAGAGCTGGCGGTCACGTAGAAGGCAGAGGTGGTAAGCAGGAGCTTGTTGGTGCCTTCCCGCTCCAATCGAACCTCGTGATTGGTCCAGATGTCATTCGCGTGGGACTCGACAAAGTCGTCCAGCGTGGTGGAAAGGTTGGTATTCCACGGAGCCGGATACTCCTGGCCGGAGATGTGGAGCTTCCCGTCGCTCGTGGCACTGGAATTCTCCTGCACAGTGAGGGTGATTTGTAGCTCTGAGGACACATCCACAGGCGGCCTCAGATACGTCAGAATCAGTTCGGAGGGGTCACCCGCATCATTGGGCATGGCAAGCCAGATCTCGTCACCTCGCTCAAATATGACTGGCTCGCGAAAGATTGGCACGTTATGCTTCGTGGGGGCGTGCTCATGCCACTCTTCCAGGCTTACCTTCCGGGCGTTGTAGAACTGATTCTCATCATCCTTCACCCGCCCCTTGAGGAAGTAGGCGTAGGTGCTGCCCAGGACTGATAGGGAAAGGCTGACGGTGCCATCCCCAAAGTCGGGGAGATTGGCAAGACTGGTAAGAGATTCAGTCTCGATAAGGGTCCGTAGGTTCTCGTTGGCCTCCCGGCTCTTGACCTGCTCCTTTGGGCTCAAAAGCAGGGCTCTCTGCCGGTCCACATAGCTCTCGATGGCCCGGTTGATGTAGTAGTCCAGTTCTCCGGGCAGAAAGTTGTCCAGAGTCTGAGCAGCTACCTGCTCAAACTGGGTGCGTACCCCCCGATGCATTTCAGCAATCGTCATGACGGTGTTGGAATGTGGAAAAGGGGCCTCGCGGCCCCCTTCCCGGTGGGACTATCGCTTGGCTTCTTTCAGCTTGGCCTTCATCGTCGAGACCTTCGAGGAGTGGCGCTTGTTGCCGAACCACGCCACAGCCTCGTCGATGGAGTCTCCGATCACCGTGTCCATGTACATGATCTGAGCACCCACCTTCTGGAGGATTTCGTGCTCGATCAGATCCATGATGAGGCCGCGTGTCTCCAACTTCTTGTCCTTTGCGGCAGAGATGAACTCCTTGGGGTTCTCCCGGAGATAAGCTTCGAGTTCGTTCTCCTTCTCCTCCGTCGTCATGCGTTCAGGCTGACGGCTGGTGAGGACGCGGAGCATGAGATCGATCTTGTCCTGATCGTCCTCCATCTTGATGAACTCGCGGTAGGCGCTGCGCCGGTGCTTGACCTGCGCGTTCTCCTTCTGCGTCTCGCGGTGGGGGTCGTAGATCCAGAACTCCTTGTCCGGATTCTCCAGGGCCTCCTGCTTGTTGTCGGCCACCTGCTTGTGCTTCTTGGCCCACTGGTAGATGATCCAGTCTCGAAGCTCCAGAGGTTCATCATCGGGGCCGGTGCCAATCTCCAGAAGGGCTCCATCGGAGGGTACATCGACCGACAATTCAGCCCAGAACTTGCGGCAGGCCTGTGTGAAGTCAGGGCTGTCGGGTCCCACGCCCGTGATACGGGGCAGATACTCCTTCTCCTGTTCGGCGTTGAGCCCCTTGAGAGGGCGCTGGTGGACGAGGATGCTCGACAGCTTGACCTTTGCTTGGTCAACGACCTCTACAGGGAGGTGACTGTTGACCTCGTCAAGCCGCATGATACGGACTTCTTTACTGGCCATGTTAGAAGGGTTATTAGTGACAAAGAAAAGGCGGGTGACCTTACGAGGGCCACCCGCCTTTGTTCTCTCCCTTGCGCTGCACGCGACGACAATTAGGCGCGGACACACTGGAGATCCAGGGAGGTGTCAAATCGCTTGAGACACACTGAGCCCTGCTTCATGAAGTGAACCGAGGCTCCGTCAATGTCCGACGCCCGAGAGGTGCTCTGGTCGAATCCAGGCGGCGTTACACTGCCAGGGACAGCCCACCGCTTGAACTCGTAGTTCGACTTGTTGACCATCTGGAGGTTGGGCTCACCGTTGTAGATGGACTGGTCGAGGAAGACCATCCGGTAACTCTCCAGCGGGAGGCCGCTCACCGGGTGCTTCTCCGAGGCCTGAGCCACGGCCCCGTGGTCGAAGAGCGGGTTCTTGACCACGTTGACGAGGTGGCCGTCAATGTGGCGGTAGCTGGTGAAGTAGCCGGTCAGCTCCAGCTCCTGTCCCTGTCCCTGGACAAACTTGCCCTGGTCCAGAACCGTGAACTTGCCGCTGGCAAGCTCATCCTTCATGGCGCGGTCAAACTCCCGCTTCCCACCGGTTCCGGTGAAGAGCGTCACCTGAACCTCCTGGGCATCCGTCATGCCGAAGAAGAGGTCTCCGATGGTGTTGTGGAGCTTGTCAGCAGTGAGGACGCTGTACGTGTCCTTGTTCACGATCTGCTGGAAGATCCCGGGGCCGATGATAATCGGCTGGCCATTCTCATCCCGCAGATGCGTCTCACCCTGCGCGTTGTAGGAGCGCTCACCGTACCAGTGCAGCATTTCCAGCTCTTCCTTCCACTGAAGCATGTGCTGCCACTCCTCGTAGTCCATCCAGAGGTTGGACGTGCCCCCGCCTTCCGTGGGAAGCTCGACGCTCATCACGTAGTCCTTCGCGTCTCCGCTCATCTGGTAGGACTTGCGGATCTTCGTCAGCTTGTGCTTCACTTCCGAGGGAGCCGTCCAGTTGGAGGCGTTTCCACGGCTGAAGTCCTTGCCGACAGGCGCGAAGAGCTGGCCCCAAGTGGCACCGGCCTGCACATCCTTCTGAGGGACGTAGGCATTGGTGTTGGGGTTGACGAGCTGGAGCGTGTACTCGTAGTTCGAGCCCTTGGGTACCGGCTGGCGCATCACGCGAGCCTGAACCCCGCTCTGGCTTACCAGGACGTAGTCCTTGATGAACCACTGGTCTGGGAAGACGAGCTTGAAGGTCTGCCCACCCTGGCCAAGGTTCGCGGAATTGGCCGGGGTCTCAGCCACGGGACGTGTCCGCGTGACCTTGGTTTGGACCTTGTACTCGTACTCGTCCTCGTCGATGGATTTCGTGTTCTGCATTCCCTCCGTGAGCATCGTCAGCGGGAACTTCTTGTCCTGCCGACCGCCCAGGAAGGTGATGACCGGAGACAACTCCGCTGGCCGCTGGAGCATAGCGTTGGCCAGCGAGTTGCTGTCCGTCATCTGCTGGTCATTGTAGTACGTTCTTGAGACTTTGATGTCAGCCATTGTCTGTGCGATGTGCTGGGTTGGTTAGAAGGGTTGGTTGCTTTACATCTGGCTGGTGAGGCCAGATGGGTTTGACGGGTTAGGTCAGGTTGCCGACATCGGTGCTGAGAGCGTCGAAGTCCACCTCGTCACTCTTCGACTTCTGTCGGGTTTTCGATTTGTCCGATGGCTTCTTCTTCCCGCCTCTGCTGAGGCGTTCGCGGAGGCTCTTCGCGTTTTCCGACGAAGCCTCACGCTGAATGAGGTCGCTGATGTCGAAGCCGTAGAAGCTCATCAGCGCCATGGCGATCTGGTCCTCCACTCCCGCACTCATGGTGTCCAGGGCATACTGCGTGTTGCCCTCGTCATCGACGGGCTCCGTGAGGTACTCCAGGAAATCATCCTTCTTGGTTTCCGGAAGACCGATGCCGTTGAACTCCGTGTTCTCCTGGACGGTGGTTTCAACCTCGTTCAGGAACTCCTGCTGCTCGCGCTGGCGCTCCTTGGCCCGCTCCTCTTGCTTCTCCAGCAACTCTTCTTGCTGCTGCTGTTCGAGGTTCTCCAGGCGCTTCTTGGAGCGGCGAGCTTCGCTTTCCAGAATCCCGGCTGACTTGTACTCTTCGACAGTTTCGTCGATGTCCTCCTCGTCGTATCCTTCCTCCTGAAGGCGTGCCCGGACAATGTTCTCCTGCTGAGTGGCGTCATCCTCGCGGATCTCGACGCTACTCCATCCTTCGCTGTTGAAGAACGTGTCCCGGTACTCATCCGGATCTCCTCCGTTGGCGCGGAACTGGAGGTACTGCCCGACATCCGGGTATTCCTCCATCAGATTCTCGATCTGGGAGTTCGCCAGCTCTTCCCCGGCGTCCATAATCATCTTGGAGATGCCCTCGACGGAGTCCTCATAGTCGCCGTCAAGTTCCAGGCCCGTTACCTCCTGAACCTCTTCGGCCACCGATGGAAGCTCCTCCTCTTCCTCGTCGGGAGTCTCTTCCTCGTCGGCCTCCTGATCGGGGTCCTGTTCCGGCTCCTCCTCCAGATCCTCCTCAGAGGGCTCCTCTTCAGTCTCGTCCTGAATCTCAGGCTCGTCCTGGGGAGTCTCTTCGGGCTCTTCCGGAGGGGTATCGTCCTGCTGCTGAGACTCTTCGGATTCCTTCTCTACGTCATCTTCAGGAAGGTCAAAGTCACCGAAGAGTCCGCTGTCTTCTACTTTGTCAACGAGTGGCATAGGCTGTCTTGTTTGTGCGCTGTTTAGTATGTACGTTAGTAGGGGTTGTTCTAATGGGTTTAGCGACCCTTCTACTATAGTGCATTTATAGTTTTCGGGGCCTCATTACCCGGAATCGGACTGTTTCTGGGCGCGAATTTCCTTCTCCCGAAGCTCCTTCTCCTGCTTCATCTTGTCGCGCTCAAGTTGCCGGTCCTTTTCGGCCTGCTCTTCTTCAGACTCCAGCTCCTCATCTTCCTGCTGCTGCTTGAGGCGCTCAAGCTGCATCTTCGTCTGACGCTCCATCTCTTCCTGCCGCTGGTCGGCCTGGAGCTTCATCTGTTCGATCTGGAGTTCAGCTTGCTTCTGCTGGTTCTCCGCTTCCTGCTGGGCCTTGGCCAACTCCTCACGGCTCTTCTCTGCCTTCTTGATCTTGTCCTTGATGCCGGAAAGACTGTTGGCATCCAGAATGTCGATCACATCTGAGAGGGGAACGCCGTTCTGCATCATGGATTGGGCGAGGGTCTTCAGGCGTTCGGTGGCCTGGATGTCTTCTCCACTGTTCGAGACGACGACGCCGTATTCAGACTCCATGTGCTCCAGTCCGTCAATCTGGATGATCTCCTGGCTCTTGTCCGGAAGCACGAGGCTTGCAGACTTGCCATTGACCCATGCGGACTTAGAGTAGTCCAGAATGGCGTTCAGCTCCCGCTCCTCGAAGTTGGCGTACTTGTTGAAGTAGTCCTCTGTGATGTAGCTGGACTGGACGATGGCCTGCTCAGAGCCTCCCTGTGTTTCGTAGGGGGCAATGATGCCCTGTCGTTGGGCAGAGACGCCGGAAAGACGCTCCCACTCGTCGAGTATGGCCTCCAGAAGTGCGATATAGTCCTGGATGACCTGCACGGTCATGTCCAGAACCGTTTGGTGCTGGGGACTGATGTTTAGCTCCTCCTTCGAGTAGTCGGTGAAGGCGATGCCCGTGGCGTCCATGTAGTAGAACCAGGTGTCCAGGTCCCATTCATCGGGGACGAGGTTGATGTCAAG